TTACGCGGGAGTAAGGGCCAAAGAGGCCTGATTTGACAACGGTTTGACAACAGTTGAGGCACTAATAGCCTGATCCATGCGCTCAGCTACAGCGTCTAGGTCGTCATCGAACAGGTCCGCGTACACGTCAAGTGTCATAGCGGCGGACGCATGGCCAAGCATCCGCTGGACTGCTTTCACGTTTGCTCCTGCCGACACGGCCAAACTTGCCGCCGTATGCCGCAAATCGTGCGGGGTTACACGGGGAAAATCTGGGTCATCTTTCATGCACCGTGCGACCGCGTTGGCAAACCAGCCGTGTTGATTGTGCGGCAGCTTCATGTAATCCCGGCCCGGTCCGAACAGGATGGAGTCACGCCCTTTCCCTTCGCACGCACCAGCAAGAGGCAGGCTTAACGCTTTCGGGTATGGCACCGAACGGAAGGCGTACGTCTTAGGCGTACCGACATGCACCACCCTGCCTACCAGCACCGCGTTTTCTTCGACCTGGGCGCGACGTTTCAGCATGTTCAGATGACGCACCCGCAACCCGGTAGCCTCACCCCACCGCAAGCCCGTATAAGCCAGCATGAGCACCAAGGCCCCGTTCGCCCCCGACTCTTCGGCCAGCGCTTTCACCTGCAGGTGTGACAGGTAGGCGTGAGACTTCGGCACTTTGCGCGGCAGGTTGATGCCACGCGCCGGGTTCGCCCGAATACGGCGATCTTTCACCGCCCCGTCAAGGATGCCCGCAAGCACGCCGTATGCCCGCAACACGGTTGTTGCACCACGTTTCGCGCTCATCGCGGTCACCCATGCCTGAACGTCGCTATTGCGAGCCTCCCCCACCTGCACCGCGCCCCAGCTCGGCAGCACATGCAACCGCCATGCAATCTCAACAGGCCGCAACGATGACGGTTTCAAATGCGACTGAGCAGCCAACCAGACCACACCGAGCGTGCCGACCGTGGCGCGGGCGTCGCTGGCATCAATCCAGTCCCCCGACGCTTTGGACACTTCGACCGTCGCCAAGAAAAGCGTGGCCTCTTTCTTGGTCTTGAATCCGCGCTTGGTTGACTGCGAATGGTCCGGCTTGCGGAAGGCGACCCGGTACCGCTTGCCTTGCGCGGTTTCGTACGGCAGCACGGTGCCCATTAGTTGAGTCCCCTAATCCGTTTCGCATAAGCCTCAAGGCCCAGCCGGGCCAAGTTCTCGGCTCGTGCCGCCTGATCGTTCAGGAAGTCGGCAGCAGGGGCAATGTCCGGGTGAGGGCTTGGCACCTCAAGCAGGTCTAGCGGCGTGACCTCCAACGCCATGGCGAAGGCAACGAAGTCGTCAACGTCGATACGACGGTTGGTGTTTTCAATCTGGCTCAGTGTCGCCTTGGACATGGGCCGATTCAGGCTGTTCATTAGTGCTGACAGGTCTTCGAGGGTCAGGTTTAGCGCCCGTCTGCGTGCACGGATGTTATGCGCGACGGTCAGGCCCATCAGGCCCAGTTCAATTTTTCGAGTTGCCATAACCCACACACTATCAACATGATCCATACTTGTGCTAGTGTGATCATGTTGACAAAGTCGGCATCATCCAAACACGGAAGGCATCATGCAAATCGACACCTATCTTTCACCTGCACAGGTCATGGAGATTATCCCCGGCATAACTCGCGCCGGTCTCGCCCAACTTCGCTATGAAGGCAAAGGACCGGCCTACCTGAAGCCGACCGCCAAACTGGTCGTCTATAAAAGGTCTGTTGTTCTCGAATGGCTTGAGGCCAGCGCCCGCACCGGGACGGCTGCAGCATGACCCGCGAAGAGTTCCGCGCCCTGTACGCCGGATGGGATGCCGTTGAGGCGGAAGGCGGCGACCTGGCCGCCGCAATCCATGCCGACATCGTAGCGGCAGGCACACAGCCCCCAACCAGCTAGTTCCCAGCAAGTTCACAGACATGTGATAAACTCAGTTAATCCCGAATGGAGGTATCCGGGCAAAAAGGAAACGGAAACATCATGGAAAGTGCAACAAAGTATTCGGCGTGGGACTGGACCGAATGGGGCAAGGCTGAGATGGCATGGCGCACGGAAAACCCTGACGCTTACGCCGACCGGCTCACCGCTGAAGCCCGCCAATACTTCGCCGACTGCGAGGCCACACAGGCCCGCTACGCCGCTAAAGGTATCCGCGTCTTCGACCTGGACAACCCAACCTATGGGTGGACTCGCGATTATCACGCGGCCATTCTTGCCGCTGACAGTACCAACGAAATCCTTGCAATCCCATACAGCCCCAATGGGGAATGTGACGTAAAGAAGATCATGGCTGAAACCATCGAACGGGCCAAATGGCTCACCACCAATGACCAATATCTGACCGACGACGAACGCGAATACGCCCCAGCGTGGAGCGCTGAAAAGCGTTCCGAGTTCGATAACATGCGCGTCCTAGTCGACATGGACAACCGGGTTAAGAAGGCAGCACGCGCCGCTGCCGTCACCGAACGCCTTGAACGTTTGGAGATTGAAGCAGAAGCCAAAAGGCAGTTCAACGCGAAAGCCTACAACGGTCTAGGCGGCGTCATCAGCTGGGATGACCTGGAAAGTTTCACCACTCAGCCGTGGCTTGTTGACTCGCTCATCTCACTCGGTGAACCTGCCCTCTTGATCTCAAAACGCAACGTTGGCAAGTCCATGCTGTCATTTGCTCTCGGCTGGTCTATCGCAATGGGCATGCCATTCCTCGGCAAGGAAACCCAGCAGGGCAAGGTCATGTTCATCCTTGGTGAAGGTGTGCGCGGCTATAAGAAGCGGATGAACGCATGGTGCAGCGCCAACAACGTCAACCCTGACGACCTCAGAGACCGCACACTCGTGTACTCCGGTGGCAACCTGTCCAACGACACGAGCATTGGGGACATGCGCCGCGAAGCCCTGAAGTTCGATCCCATTCTCATCGTGCTCGACACCTGGACGGCTGTCTCTGGTGTCATTGATGAGAAAGACCAGAGCGCTGCACAGGTCATCCTGAACATGTTCAAAACTGTTGCACCCGACGCCGCACGGCTCATCCTGCATCATCCGAACGCCGAGACCGAGAACACTGAGGCCCCGTCATCTCGGGGCGGCACCGCCCTGCCGTCTGGCGTGGAAACGGTCATCACTATGTTCTACGACAAACGCCACGTTGTTGCCGGGATGCCCGGCGAACAGTGGATTGCCATCTCAACCGAAGACGACCATGCAGGCAAGCAGAAAGAAGGCGAACGGTTCACCATCCACGGCCTCCGGGTCGCGGACGCAAAGACCGGTGGCAAGTACCTCGACCACCATGACGGGTCCACCCTGTCAGCATCCGACCAGTGGGTTACCGCATACATTCCACTAGGTATCGAAGTGACCGTGCCCGAATGTGTCGACAAGCTCGGCCAGTCCAAAAATACGGTGCGCACTCACCTGCAAAACTCCCGTCTGGTCATCGAATCCGGGACCAAAGTTGCAGGCGCAACGGGGTACATCAGGACCGCCTGAGGTCAAGAGGTCAAGAGGTCAAATTGACCTCACCTCAGATTGACCTCTCACTTCCTTGCTATGACTGGGAAGCAAGGGGTCAGGTCAAGAGGTCAAGGCAGTAGAGGGACTCGTAGAGGGACTTCTTGAGGGATTGACCTTTACCAAAAACTTACACATTTCACACAAGAGCAACACCTAAACAGGAGGAACCAAAATGGCAATCAAGAACTCAGACCGTGCTTACGCCGAAAGCGCCATTGAAGCACGTCGCATACTGGTAGCGGCCGCAGCGAACAGGCATGAAGACGGCGACCATGTCGGAACCAGCTTCGAAGATACGGGGTGCTACGTCTGTCAGCACCGTGGCGACATGCCCCGGCTCGGCTTCAACCTGCCGGACCGTGAGGCACTGCTTGAACGCAACATCAAAGAACACGTCGACCTGATGCGGTTGCGGGCCGCAATGAGCAAGCTAGAGCACATAGCCTACTAACCTGGACGTTTGCTGAGTGGTCTGATACAATGGTTGGTACAGACCCTCAGCGAACGGAAAGTCCCTTGACCAGCACACCCGAGCACACACGCGCACGACGCATAGCAGACCAGCACCTGCCCTGCACGCGCTGCTCGGTCAGCGAACGTGGTCCATCCGGTACCCGCTGCCTTAGCTGCAAACGTCTTGCCGCCAACGAAAAAACACAAGGCTTGCCCGTCTGGAAGCCTGAGCGAGTCGCCCGCAAGCGGCGCACATTCACGCCGGAACAGCGCGCACTGATGAATGCCAAAGCGAAAGCCAAACGTCTCGAAAACCGAGACCAGGTCAACGCGAAGCAGAACGCCAAACGTCAGGCTGCCGCCGCATTACTGCCGCCCCGCGCGCCTCGGGTGCCCCGTGCCCCGGTGCTCCGAGCAGCCCGCGTCTACTACACACCCGAAGAAGCCCGCCAACGTAGGGCCGACCAGCAACGTGCCCGCCAGGCCGCAGCCCGCGCCCTGCTGCCGCCGAAGCCGCCCCGAGCGCCGCGCCCCGTCAACGCGCCCCGTGTGCGCCTCACAGACGAGCAACGCCGCGAACGGGCCAACACTGCCGCCCGTGCAAAACGTGCCGCCATCAACGCGCTGAAGCCTGCGAAGCAGGCCCGTGCACGCCTCACGGAACAGCGCATCGGCCTGTACCCGCTCGGCCCGGTCCTGTTCGACTGGTCCGGTTTCAGCGGCGTCATGCGTTGCACTGCGCCCGGATGCGCCACCATCGGTGAGTTGCACTTTAGTTTCACCGACGTGCGCCGCGCCGCCCGCAATCACCACCGTGAAGCCCACGGCCCGCGCTGCACTGTCGACGGGTGTGGAGAGCAGGTCACATCTCGTGCCCTGTGCCTTTCGCATTATGATCAAGTCCGCCGTTCGAAGCGTGCAGCATGAGCGCCATTCACCGAACCAAAGAGTGGGCCGCGTTCACCAAGCGCATGCGCCCGCTCATCGCAGCCACCCTGCCCGCACCCTGCATTGAGACACGGTGCCTGCTCGGTGGAACTGTCATGCCCGGTCAGAGCTGGGCTGTCGGTCACCTGCCTGGACTGGCAGCAGTAGAAGGTGGACCGATGGAAGCGTGGGCTTGCGGGCCAAGCCACCAGAAATGTAACTCCCATTACGGCGGGGCTATCGGCGGTCGTCGTGCTGCCGCGAAGCGCAAGAAAGGAAATCGAATCCCGAAATGGTGACCGGTTTTGATTACGCCCCCATCACCCCAGCGGTTGCGGCAAGCAGAATCTATCCATGGGCCGACTGGGAAAATCTCCGGGACAGCCACACGCCCCCGCACTACGTGTCAGCGTTCACCGGGGCTGAAGAGTACCGCGACGAATTCCTTATGGGTGCGCACGCTTTCGGCCTGATCGACAAGGACGGCAGCAACTCCAAGTTGAAGCCGCAACAGCTTGTCATGGCGGATGCAGCTAACGCTGTTGATGCTGACGGTCGGCCACTGTCACCGTTCCTTGGCGTGCTCATTCCTCGCCGCTCGGCAAAGACGACAACCGCGCTGGCTCTTGTCATCGGTCGGTGCTTGGCACGCCCAAACTATCTGGTCGCATTCACCCTGTGCACCTCAGGCCTGATGGCTCGGAAGCGGTTCCATTCGGACATCGTGCCAGTGCTGGAAAAGGCGTACCCGCATGAGGCCACGCGGCCATTCAAGTTCTACAAGTCGGGCGGTTCAGAATCGATCAATTTCACGAATGGTTCCCGGTTCGTTGTGGTGTCTCCGCACGGTGAGTCGTTCCGAAGCGAAGCGTTCGACTGCGTACTTGTTGATGAGGCCGGAGAGGCCAGCCTGACAATGGGTGAGGATTTGCTTGCAGGAATCCTGCCGACGCTTGACACGCGGCCCGATAGCCAGGTCATCACGTGCGGCACTGCCGGAACCTTTCGCACCGGTCAGCTTCTCTGGGACACGCTCAGTGACGGTCGAGACGGCAAGCCGGGGTCAGGCATCGTGGAATGGTCCGGGCCGGAGTATTTGACGGCTGAAGACGTGGAGACATGGGAGCTGACCGAACCTATCGTTCGCGCTGCGCACCCCGGCATTGACACCTTGACGACGATTTCAGCGATTGAACGAAACTATCGGAAGCTTCCTCGCGACAAATTTATCAGAGAATACTTGTCCATCTTCGAACAGGTCGGTGCAACAGTCGGCATTATCCGGCCTGAAAAGTGGGCGGCTGCCGAGCTGAATGATGACCTGCCGGAACCGCCCGCACATTTCGCCCTTGCGATAGCGGCAAGCCCCAATCAGGCTTATGCGTCGATTGTGGCCGCTTGGCGTGAAGACGGTGAGGCGCGCATCCTGCTGCTGGATCATCGGTCTGGGGTGAAGTGGCTTGCGCCGCGAGCGTTGGAGCTGGCCCGCAAATACAAGGTGCCTGTCGCCCACGACACGGTCGGTGTTGTGCTGGTTGAGGTGGAAGAGCTTCAGCGTGCCAAGCCTCGCCCTCGACTGCAACCGCAGACGTTCCGCAATGTGATTACGGCGGCTGCGTTGCTGATCAAAGAGATTGATACCGGCAATCTGAAGCATTACGGGCAGACCGTTTTGGATGAGCACGCCGCGATTGTCAAGAAACGGATGACAGGAAAGACCTCGTGGGCGTTCGGGCGCACCGATTACGACGACGACATTAGTGCTGTTGAAGCGGCCAGCCTTGCGCTTCGTGCTTATGACGGAACGCCTATACGCGGAAAGGTCATGCTGATCACTGCTGATAGTTAGCTGTGCGCAACCTGGACATTTGCTGGAAAACAATGGTATACTCGGTATACAATGGGATTCCTTAGCTGGCTCACGAAGTCAAACGGCATGGCAGTAACAGACATGTCGACGTACGCCAACACGGGCATTGTTTCGCCGTGGTCGGATGGCGAACTGTCCAAGATCGTTTGGTCCGATGTGTTCGGCACCACGGCCCAGTTCGCCATCCGCGCCGAAGCTATGACCATTCCCGCCGTCGTCAAGGCTCGGTCTATCTACGTTGCACTAGTCGCTAATCGGCCTTTGCGGGCGTTTGATACTGCCGGTGTTGTTGACGGTGCCGACTGGTTGAGCCGTACAGACGGTTCTATTAGCCCCTTTCACCGTATGACCTGGACACTAGACGACCTGTTCTTCTACGGGCACAGCCTGTGGGGTGTCGAACGGGACGACTCCGGCGCGATTACTGCCGCCGAACGCTGCCCCATTGAGCTGTGGAAGGTTGATGCTGACGGGCAGATTCTTGTCAACGATGAGCCTGTAGAGGCCGATACCGTCCTTTACATTCCTGGCCCGTCTGAAGGCCTGCTCACTATGGCCTCCCGGTCGCTGCGCGGCGCTGCTGCACTTGAGACGGCATGGATCGGACGCGCACAGTCGCCCATTCCGGCTATCGAACTTCACGAAACTGTTGAGTCTGGCGTCACCCCTGAGGAAGCTCAGGAAGTTGTTGCCGCATGGGCGCAAGCACGCAAGGACCCCAACGGTGCAATCGCATACACCCCCTATTCCATTCAGGCCAACGCCCTCGGTACATCAACCGCCGACATGTTCGTTGAAGGCCGCAACTTCACCAAGTTGGACGTTGCCAACTTCTTCGCCCTGCCCGCCGCGCTGCTGGACGGGTCACTGTCGGCGGCATCGCTCACCTATTCGACGCAGGAAGGCAAGCGTAACGAGCTGCTGGACTACTCGGTTCCGTACTGGATCGGCGCTATTGAAGGCCGTCTCTCACAGGATGACGTGGTTCCGGCAGGTCAGCGCGTCCGGTTCGACTTCTCCGACCTGCTCACCCCCGTCAACTCGCCTACCGGCGCGAACCAGGAAGACTGATTATGACCACCATCACCATTGATGCGGGCACCCTCACCGCCAATCAGGAAGATCGGATCGTAACCGGTCTTCTGCTGCCCTACGGCGAAGAGTGCCGTTCCAACCTTGGCCGGTTCGCTTTCGATCAGGGAGCCGTCACCATTCCTGCCGACCTGAGCGGGATGAGCTTCAACGTTGAGCATGCCCGCGAAAACGTCATTGGCCGTCCGGTCAGCCTGACCGATACTTCGGCCGGCATTGTCGCATCGTTCAGCATCGCCAAGACGGATGCGGGCAACGCGGCACTTGCAGACATTGCCAGTGGCAAGCGTAAGCACCTTTCGGCTGAAGTGTCCGGCGTGAAGATCAAAGACGGCAAAGGCGTTGCAGGCGACCTGTTCGCTGCCGCTCTGGTCGCTGCTCCCGCGTTCCCTTCAGCCACCTTGCTCGCTGCTGCTGTTGACACGTTCGACCCGGCACCGGCAGACGCACCCGCCGACCCTCTCATTCTGACCCCTGACGAAAACGGCAACCTTGCTGTCGAGTCCACCACTACCCCCGAATCCGTCACCGTGACGGCTGAAGGTTCCGAAACGATCTTCACTTCCGAAGACCAAACCCCGAAAGAAGGCGCACCCGTGGCTGTAGCTACCGCACCCGCAACGCTGACGGCCACTCGCACCGAGCCCGTCACCACCCTGCCCAGCCTGTTCAGCATCCTTGCTAACAGCATCAAGACCGGTGACAAGACCCTGCTTGCTGGCATTGAGAAGGAAATCGACGGCGCTGAAAGCCTGTTCGCTGCCCTCTCCGATGTGAAGATGACCGGCACCGGCACGGTCGGTTCCAACATTGTTCAGCCGCAATTCCTCGGCGAGCTGTGGAGCGGTCGCGCCTACCAGCGCAAGGTTATTCCGCTGCTCGGTTCCGGCGTTCTCACCAGCCCTGAGGTCAAGGGATGGCGCTGGACGACCGAACCTGAGGTTGCACTCTGGGCCGGTAACAAGGCCGCGATCAGCTCGAACGCCCCAGCCACTGAGGCTTACTCGGTCGCCGTGCAGCGCATTGCTGGTGCCCATGACATCGCCCGCGAATTCCGCGACTTTGGTGTTGCCGAGTTCTGGGCGTCCTACTTTGCCGCGATGACCGAGTCTTACGCGAAGGTGTCGGACAAGTATGTGTTCGACCAGCTCGTTCTGGCTGCTACCGCCGTGACCGGTGGCGCTGTCCCGTCCGGCACCGACAAGGGCCTTGCATCCATCGTTGACGGTGCCCTCTCGGTGCTGAACGCTGACGGAACGCCCAGCTTCGCGCTGGTCGCCCCTGACGTGTGGCGTGGCCTCCTGTTCACGCAAGACCAGGACAAGCTCGCATTCCTCAACGCCTCCCTCGGACTCGAAGAGGGCAGCATTACCAACTTCAAGGTTGTGCCTCACAAGGGTCTTGCCGCTGGAAAGGTGCTGGTCGGTGACCGTAACGCTGCCGCCGTGCACGAGCTGGGTGGCTCGCCCATCCGTGTTGAAGGCCTCGACCTCGTCAAGGGTGGCATTGACCCGGCGCTGTTCGGTTATGTCGCCGTGCCGGTCCACAAGGCCACCGCGCTCGCCCTCGTCACTCCCGCCGTCTAACCCAAACCTAGAAAGGGGCTGAAATGGCTTATTCCGTAAATGAACAGATCGGCCCCTTTTGGGTCGGTGACGTTCCGCTCAGCACCTCCGTTCTGACCCTGTCTGACAGGGACGGCAACGGGGTTGACCTGAGCAGCGCAACCGGCGTTATCAGCACTATCGGCAGCGCCTCGCTGGTCGGCGACACCATCGTTATTGTGTGGCCGACCACCAGCGCTTTCAGCCTTGCAGGTCCGAACCTGCTTGAACTGACACTCACCACGGCGACCGGCTCGGTGACTGTCGAACCTGCCGAATACATCGTTCAGGCTAAAACCGGCTGGCACACCCTCGACTCGGCGCGCAAGTCTTGGCGTGACGCTCCCGACTCAGACGTTGCCTTGTATGCCCTGCTCGATACGGCCCGCGTGCAGGTGGAAACGTACGGTTCGGCGCTGGTTGCGCCTGCCTCGGTGCTGCCAGTCGGTGACGGTTACGCCGACTTCTTTGTTGCCGCTCGCTCGTTCGTTCAGGTCGAAGAGGGCTATTACAGCTTTGAGGGTTCGCCCTCAACGTTTGTCGGCGACTCAGACGGCTACTACGCGTACACGGGGGTCGAAGCTCCGATTGTCCCCCTCCGGTATAAACAGGCCCAGTTGATGCAAACCCGGAACCTGTGGAACGCGGCCAAATCTGACCCGTCCGGGCAGATGGGGGACGACGGTTTTGTTATCCGCCCGTTCCCCATGGACTGGGTTATCAAGGGCATCATCCGCCCCAAGAACCCGGTTCCGGTAGTCGCATGACCGCCCGCGAACAGCTAGTCACGGCGCTCACTGCTGTTATCCCAAGGACGTGGAAGTTGGTCCCGTATCAGGACAACCTCGACACGCTCGACCGGGTAACGCTGGTACTCAAACAGAGCACCATCAGCAAGGCCCCAGCCGCCCCTCAGGGCGCGCATATCGTGTCTTACCTACTCACGCTAGTCACCCCGGAAACCGACGCACAGAAGGCCGAATTGGCCCTTGACGCGCTTGTTGATGAGCTGCTGTTCATGCTCGACGGCATCACCTGGCTGACGTGGGACACGGCGACAAAAGTTCAATTCTCCGATTCAAACATGGCCTATGACATCACCGTTGAGGCACTAACCCGAAAGGCCAAATAATGGCATCCATCGCAGTAAACCCGCTAGTTCTCAAAGATGTTGTTCTGACCTTCGGGACCAACTCTTACGAAGAGCACGTCTCAAACGTCACGTTCACCCCGACCGCCTCGGTGCTCACCTGGAAGGGCCTCACCCCCACCTCGGTGCATTCCGCCGTCACCACCGCGACGTGGGCGGCTGCGCTCACCTATGTGCAGGACTTCGAGACTGCCGACTCGCTCGCCGTATACCTCTTCAACAACGAAGGCGAAGAGGTCAACGTGACCTTCAAGCCGCGTTCCGGTTCTGGCCCGTCGTTCACCGCAACTCTGACGATCACCCCCGGTGCTATAGGCGGCGCTATTGACGCATACAGCGAGGCCACCGTCACTCTCGGCTGCAAGGGCAAGCCTGTGCTCGTCCCGGCTGCCGCCACCGTCTAACATGCTCCGCATCGACGTTTACGGCAGCCGGGAGCTTCAAGCGACCATCCTGTCTATCCGTCGTGCACCTGCCGAAATTCGGAAACGTATTAGACAGCACACTAAAGAAATCGCGGCCACCGAGTGGACCAAGGCTCTTGCAGAACGGGCGGAAACTCGCCTAGAACATGCTGTCTTGGTCCGCACAGCCCGCGTGCAGGTCAGTGACCAGAACATCAAACTGAAGTCTGGTTCGCTGACCAAAAAGCTTTCCGGCGGTCTGCCCGTTTCTGAAGGCGCACCTGTTGCCGAGTTCGGTACCAAGCAGGACAAGAAGACCACCTATGCCCGCAAGTCGAAGGGTGGCGGCAGCCATCAGGTCACCCGTCGCACCCGGCATGCGTTCAAACCGCTCAACCGAAAAGGCTACGTCGTCTATCCGGCAGCCGCCGAAATGATCCCGCGCATTGCCAGCCTGTGGGTACAGACCACCATCCGCACCTTTTACGAAGCCCTAGAACGGAAGTAGCCCCATGGCTAAAGGCATTGAGATTGACATTGCCGCCAACACGCGCGACTTTCAAAAAGGTGTGCAGGATGTTGACAAAGAACTCGGCAAAGTTGCTGACTCTTTGGACGACCTCGCGAGCGAAACACAGGACTCGTCCCGGTCTTCGATCAAAGAGGTTGACAAGCTTGAACGAAGCTTCAAAGACCTCGCGGATACAGCCAAGAAAGAGTCTTCAAGCGCCGGGGATGACCTCGGACGCAACGTCAAACGGGGCACCGCTGACGCTGAAGGCGGTCTAAAAGACTTCAAAAATGAAGCGTCTAACACGGCATCTGAAACAGCGGCCAGCTTTGATGGTTCTGCCGACTCCATCGCTGGCGCGTTTCAGGAGGTTGCCGCAAACGCGTTTGCCGGGTTTGGTCCTGCCGGGGTTGTTGCCGGGCTGGCCGCAGCGGCAGGCATTGGCCTAATTACGACGGCAGTGCAGGGCGGCACTGAAGACACTGAGGCGTTCAAAGAGAAGGTCGGCGAACTCACTGCCGAACTGATCGACGCCGGAGATGCCGGTTCGGTGTCTTTGGACTATCTCATTGACAAAATCAAGACCCTTGCGGCCGAAACAGACCCGGCAAAAGACAGCCTTGATGATCTGCGTAAGGTCGCAAAAGACGCGGGTGTGCCTTTCGACCGGCTGGCCGAAGCGTTCGCTGGAAACGTTGACGGCATTGACGACCTAATCAACGCGTCAGAAGATAACATTCAGGCGTACAAAGATTCCATCGACGTAACCAACCAGTACGCCGGAATTTTGAAAGACACTTCAGCGCAAGACGCCAAGCTGAAGGCTGACCAAAAAATTGTTGAAGGGCTTGAGTCTGTCCGCGAGTCGGTCAAGCTTGCCGCCGAAGAGGAAGCCGCATGGGTTGCTGCAGGTGGCCCCGAAATGCAAGCCAAGTCCGACCAGATCGGAAGCATTCAGGACGCTGTAGATGATGCTGCCGGAAGCTGGGAAGACTACAAGAACGCTGAAACGGGCGCTATCGACCCTGCCGCCTATCTGGCGGGCGTAGCTGCCCGTATTGAGGCCGGAAACAACTACGCCGACAACATGGCCATTGCGCAGGGAAAGCTCAGCCCTGAGGCCTACCAGTACCTGGTAGACCAGGGCATCGACTTTGCGCCGATGCTGTCCTCAATCCTTAGCTCGGGCCTTGTCGACCAGTTCAACACGACTTTCACCGCCGCTGCCGCCGCCGGTAACACAGCGGTTGAAAACGGGGTTGTTGGTGAGGTTGACGTGACGGCCAGCGTTGACGCTGACACGAAGGCCGCTGCCGAAAAGATCGAAGAGGTTGAAAGCACCAAGGCTAAAAATACGGTCGAGGTAACAGCCGACACGGCGAAAGCTGAGAGCAAAATTCAGGCCACCGCTGACAAGTCTTACACAGCCAAAATTTCCGCCTCCGTCGACACGACCGCTGCTGAGAAGACCCTGGCCTCGTTCATGGCTAAGGCCCGGTCCGTGACGATTACCGCCAAGATCGTAGATCGTAAAGGAAACCTGGTCGACTAATGACAACCATCACCACCGGCACAGCAACACTAACCCCGCTCCTTGTCCTCTCATGCTCCACGGCACGGCCCACCGGCGTAACAGTTCACCAGCTTGCCGCTGGTGGGGTGGCTGTCACGGCGACCGGAACCGGGAAACGGTCAGGTGTGATCACTCTTCTCCTGCTCGATGCGGCTGCCGCTGTCGCAGCGCAAAACTTCTTCGCCACCGTTGGGCCGTTCACCCTGGTCGACCCGGGCGTTCTGACCGGAAAGCTTACGTTCGTTCTCGGTGAAGGCGAACTAGAGCCGGAGCTAGACCCGGACACCCAACTTCGTTGGACGCTTGCTGCCCCCTATCAGGAGGTGTGACATGCTCGCTATTTGCAACGTGACAGCAACCCTGTCCAACGGGACCGCGTTGGATTTGATCACGTCAAACCTGACCCTTGACGACTCGTGGACCCCCTACGCACAAGCAAGCCTTGTCATCATCCCACCGGCCAACCTTGACCTGATCGACCCGCGCGCAGCGCCGACAGTCACGCTCAACTACCACCAGCATTTCGGCCCAGTCCAGCCGGTCAGCGTTTTGTCGGCGGCGTGGGGAGGTCGGCTCGTGTCGGCCTTGAGCGCCGCCTGGTCAGGTAAGGCCGTGTCGNGGCCGTGTCGGCATTGTCGACCGCGTACGGGTCGGGCACCTTCATTGACGGTGAGGCCTACCGCGACCCCATCGACCGGGTTGCCGTGCTGCATATTCGCCGCCGCCGCCGCAACACAGACGGATCAGCCGACATTGACCTTGCCTCCGCTGAGGCTTTGCTGGCCGATCTTCGCAGCATGCAGGGCGGCGCAAGGCTTTACTCGGCTTCGACGTTGCGTGAACTGGTCGGGGACATTTTTGAAGAGTTGAACGCGGCCACCGCGCACACCTTCACCCTTGCTGTCGGTGACGCCGACACGCCTGTTGCACCGTCACCAACGCTAAGCCCCGGGCAAAGTTATATCGACTTTTTTACGCCCTATCTTCAAGCGGGCAACCTGCGTCTGTGGGCTGATGAGCTGGGCCTGTTCCATCTCAGCATGGCGGATGCGATCCTGACCGGTGCTCTTGTGCTGTCGGTGGCCACGAACGTCGAAGGCGCAACAGATGAGATCGACCGGGACGGTGACCTTTGGGCTGACTCGGTCGTCGTGGAGTACAACGACCCGGAAACGGGCACCGGGTACATTTCCGCGTACCCGCAGGACGGGCGCACCATCTCCAAAACGCGGCATGTTCGTGTTGACGCCTACCCCCCATTTGACCAGTTCACCGCTCCTGATGAGGTTGACCTGGCGGCGAAGAACATTTACGACCGGCTGCAAGGTCGAGGCCGTGAGGTGCCCATTGATGCCGTCTCCGACTTCAGCGCCACCCCGGGCACCCCGGTCGCTGCAACCCTGCTTACGGGCACTCTCACCGGGGTTGTGCGCGCTGTGGAATGGCGCACCCCAGAAAACACTATGACCATCACAACAAGGGACATCAACTAATGGCTAACGACTCCAACGGCATCTACAAGTACACCGAGAGCGAGGCGGTCCCGTCGACGTTCAGCGCGTTCCTGAACAAGCTTGCAGCCTCGGTCAGTACCCGTATCGGGCAGATTCAGGACACCCTAACCACAAATATTGCCGATACCGGATGGTCCAACCTTGTGCTCGGTTCGGGGGCCACCGCCCCTGACTCAACATTGCGCCCCATGATTCGGCGTAAAAACGGCATCGTTTACATCATGGGCCGAATGACACAGTCGGGCGCTGTCGGATTCACCATCCCGGCGGGGTATCGTCCGGCGCAGAACCTTCGTACTATGGGGCAGGCCGGATCGACTGGGTCTGCCGTGGTCGTGCTGGTCATCCCGACAGATGGCGCGGCTTACACGAGCGCTGACGCCACAATCAACCTGGCCCACTCCTGGCCGGTGGGCTAA